GCGGTGTTGCTATACGGGTGCGACATTTATGTCACACCAAAATTTGCCGGTTTGGTTGGGTTTTTGTAATTTAATGCATTTTGTAATTATATATTAAATATGTTACGTAACAAAATTAAGAATTAATTACAAAATGTATTATGCCCTAAAATTAATACGATTAAAATAGTCGTGTAAATAGTGTTACAAATTGGTTGTCCCAGTAGTACCTCCACCACAACATTTAGTTACTAGAGTTTTAAAGTTTTGAAACTAATAAGTGTAAGAATACTGAGACACTACAATAGTATTACATAATTATTATTTTATAACATTAAAGCAATGAAATAGCACAACTATAGCAGTATTAAAGTTGTATATCTTTATAGCTATAGAAGTGTATATCTTTATAACTATAGAAGCGTAATATTTTTGAAAGTACTATAATTACAGAATGTCAGAGGGGTAGGGTGTCGCCCTGGGCTCGTTCATTTGCATCCAAGGTCTGGTAGGTTTATAACCCACTTTTGAGTATTGTATTAAATTTATTAAAATCTATCTAGTAGGTTTATAACCACTTTTGAGTATTGTATTATAACAATATTAGACTGTAACACTATACATCCAAGGTCTGGTAGGTTTATAACCCACTTTTGAGTATTGTATTAAATTTATTAAAATCTATCTAGTAGGTTTATAACCACTTTTGAGTATTGTATTATAACAATATTAGACTGTAACACTATACATCCAAGGTCTGGTAGGTTTATAACCCACTTTTGAGTATTGTATTAAATTTATTAAAATCTATCTAGTAGGTTTATAACCACTTTTGAGTATTGTATTATAACAATATTAGACTGTAACACTATACATCGTACCCCCTCGGCCTCTTTTGCCCAGTTTTACGTCCTAACACTGTAGTTAAACGACCTAACGCTAAATATCTAATGCTATCTGCCCCATTACTTGACTCATCATGTAAAGGTTTATTCTTCCATACTTGCCTTTTATCATCCCATTCCTTAGTGTAATTCATTAGACATTTCATGATATAGGTGCATTTTGCATCTATCCATAAGCGACTCAATAAATCACGGACAGCATTAATTCCGTCTTGAACAGACACTTTAGCTAATACTGTTATGTAAGCCTGGGGTATTTCATTCTCGAAAGCCTCTTTACGAGTTAAGCCAGAGGTTAGTTCTTTAACTTCAGCATCGTGAGGCAGAATGATGTGATTGAGTTGGGGATAATATTCCTTCTCCTTTAATTCATCACAATAGTATTTGATATCTTCTCCATTACCGTAAACTTCATCTATAATACGGGTACTATCGTTATAATCTTGGAAGACAGTAATTACCATTGTGTCGTCCATACCAAGGTCTGCAGCAATTTGTACGTCAAGGTTCTTATCATATAAGTCATATACAATGCGTTTTTGCTTGACAACTTGAGTTAGGTATTTGTGTGCATAGTAAGCACCAGCTCTATTGACCATGAAGGCTTCTTCTTCTGTGCTAGGATATTCTTGGTATATTTCGTCGCCTAACTCTCTATATTGCATTATCCAGAAGTTCTTTTGCTCTAGTGATATAACTCTGTTAAGCTCCAGTTCAATCTTTTCAAAATACTTAGCTGTCTTATCATCTATTACTTGTGGCATAGACTCAACACATGTAGGGTCGTCCAACCAACTAAGGAAGACAGGATAAAAATCCTTAGGTGAAAGCGCATTGACATTGGTCACGGCTTTTTCCCAGTCTGTCTTGAACATATTATCACCTTCAGCAGTAGACTCAATAACTACGGGGTTTCCAGCTGCAATAGTTTGGAGTGTCCCAGTCTTAGTTTCTTTAGCTTTCTTGGGATAGTTGTTGGCAATTTTACCCATTTCTGATATATGTAATCTTTGAAGTGTTGTGGACCTAAAGCTAGTTCTTACAAATATTTTGGACCCTGTTGAGAGTGACAAGCGTTTTGTGTTATCTTCAACTACACTTAAACCAAGCAACTGTTTGGTTGATAAAGGGAATTCATCCCATAGCAATTTTACACGCTCCAATAATGTTGAGGCTTCATCTTGCCCTTGGGCCATTAGTCCTATAGAAAGGTTTTTACGAAAGCATAAGTCATCAAAAAAGTCAATCAACCAAAATGTGGATATGCCTTGCTGACGCGATTTAAGGATTATAAGCCTTGGGTGGTGTAATTTAGCTGCGTATACGCGATGTTGTGATAAGTTCATAACAAAGCGAACTTTGTTACCATATTTATCAATAATAGTATATAAATTGTTTAAACGCCAGAGTTTTGAAATTAAGTAGTTTTTAACTAAATCGTCGTTATTTTTAGGTTTAGAATAAAATAAGTCAATATTATCAACAATTTTCTTACCTTTATACAATTCCAAAAACTTAGGCTTATCTATAGATAGCATTAATCAAGCCCTAATTCTTCTATTAAATCCAAAGTTGTAGACCCACATTCATCACCATTAGTTCCTTTTGCACTACCTACAAAACTTTTATATAACATACTACAACTAGCGGATAATAGTTGAATTGATTTTGACTGAGCTAAATCACCTGTGTATATATTAGCTCTAGCGGCGTCGATTAAATCAATCGCGGTTATTTCTAACTTATCTTGTATTCTTTGTCTATTTACTTCTGAAGGACTTAGTATTTCTCCGTCTGCAACTCTTTGTATTGCATTTAGATTGGCTTGAAGGTGTATTAAATCATTAGGTTCTAACTTATTAAACCATTCTTCAACTAATTTTTCTGGTAACCCACACTCTTCTGCAACTTGTATTATAGAGTCTCCACCTTTTAACTTAGCTATAGCTGAAGCTTTTAGATTATCGTTAATAGTCACTATTTAACCTTTATTTTTTCATTATAATCTTTTATAGCTTTTAATATTAAATAACTAAAGCTTATACCAGTTTTTGAGCTATGATAACTTAATTTTTCTACTTCTATTATATTTTCTTTATCGGTAGGTTTAACAGAAAAAGTAAATATTCTTTTATTTTCCATTTTGAATCCTTTTTATAAGTTTTAATATATTTTCTCGTTCTTTTTCTGGATTTAACCCACCTAAATAACAAACCATTTCAAAATCTTTTTTTTCTTTTTTAACCCATTTTATAGCTGCTTCTTTTGCTTGTGGAGTAGATTTAATATCTATTATAGCCTGTAATAATACTGCTTGCCATAGCGCTTTAATTTCTATAAGGTCTAAATTTGAATTTTGTTGTATCGTTTGCATAACATACTACTTGTATTAAATTTAATAACTTTTATTATAACAGTTTTTTGTTTACATGTACATAAAAAAATGATAAAATTAAATATATTTTGGTTTTATTTATAAAACTATTTTAAATTTTAGAGGTAAAATAATGGGTACTCCAGAGAATAAATCTGATACTCCACCTGCGGACATTTATGATGATTTGTTACCGCCTGTGGATAACTCAGGCGAAACTAAATCAGAAACAACAGATAATACATCTAATGATGTAGATCCTGTTGTTAAATTTGAGCAATCGGTTAACGAAGCTGTTAAAAGTATTAAAAGAGGTGAAGACGGTAAATATGTTTTACCAGAAGGTCTATCTCCAGAAATTCGTTTTGCCGCCATTGCTGAGCAACGCAGACGTGATACTCAATCAGAGTATACTAAAATATCTCAAAGTAAAAAAGCACTTGAAGTAGAAAATAGCGCTTTAAAGAAAAAAGCTATTGGTAATGTTAAAGTCTCATTAACCGAAGAGCAAGAAGAAGAGTTAGACAATCTTAAATTCTCTGACCCTGAAGCTTGGCGTGTCAAGGTAAATAAATATGAGCAAGAAGCTTTAGCAAAATATACCGAAGAGCTTAATACTGAAATAACGCAGATTTCTAGTGAAGAGCTAAAGCAAAGTGAACTGGAACGTAGAAAAGAAGTATTAAAGAAGTTCAATCAGGAAAATCCTGATTCTCAACTTAACGATACAGTGTTTGAAAACGACATTCCTCCACGTATAAGTAAAAGATTGGAGACTGGCGAAATATCATTTGAAAACTTTTTACAAGAAGCGAAGGACTATCTTACTGCAGGTAAGAGTGTTAAACGCGATAAGTTACCTAACGACCCTAATTTATCTAAAGTCGGAGGTGGTGATAAACCAGATGAGCACGGCGAAAAAGAGGATATTATATTATCCTATAATAATGAAATATTTTAAACATTAATTATGGAGAAGTAAGATGGTAGCATTACCTTTTACTAGTGAACTAAAGCGTAAAAAATGGATGCGTGAAGGTTTACTACAAGCCGCTTCAAAATCATTTTGGACTCCTTACACTGGAAACTCGTCTAATTCTGTAGTGGTACAAGCAAATAATACTAATGCTTCTGAAGGACATACTGTTGTATTTGATTATGATGGTAACCTTTCTGGGAAAGCGATTAAAGGCAAAGAAACTGCTTTTGGTAAAGGTGAGCAGAAAAAGAAGTTTAGTAATACCCTTACTGTTGCTCGTTATCGCTTAGTTGTTGATAATGGCGATGCTTTTGATGGTGTTGATATTGGCGATTTGTCATTAACTCAACATAGCGATAGTCGTACTAAACTAGGTGACTTATTTGTACGTTGGAAAGACCAAGCATTGTTTGACGTAGCTCAAGGAATACATGATCTTTCACCTTCACATATTATTGATTTAGGTTCTACTTTTGGCTATAATGAACTTTTAACTATAGAAGAAAAGATTAAAAATGGTACAGGTTATGATACAGGGTCTACTCGTAGACCTCTAGCTCCTTATACACTTTCTGATGGAAAACCTTGTTGGTTGTTCATAATGGACCCTTCAATGGCTACATTCCTTAAGAAATCTTCTGCTTATCAAACTATTATGTATAATGCAGATGTACGTGGAAACAACAACCGCTTAATTAAAGGGGTTTTTGGTAAGGTTGGAAACTTGTACTTAGTTGAAGCAGATGCTTTCTTTGGCGACACTGATAGCGCAGCTTCTACTTTTGGTTTTGAGTTTACTGAAGTTGAGATTGCTGGCTTACGTAAGAAAGATAGCGCGGGTAAATGGACAGGTCAAACTGGTTACGATTCAACTTTAGCTCAAACTTCACGCGGTTTAATCCTTGGTGCTAATGCAATACAATTAGGTTTCGGTAAAATGCCTGATTATCGCTTCCAAGCAAGTGAAGACTTTGCTATTAAATCAGAAAGTTGCGTTGAATTTTGGACAGAAGCACAGAAAACTAGACTTCTTGCTGAAAACCAAGACTATAAGCAAGCAGTTGTATCTGGGATTGACAATGGAATTATCTGTGTGGACTTAGAAACTCAACCTGCTCCTTAATTATAAGGCTCTTAATTGAGCCTTATAATTATAGTTGCATACTTATAATTATAACATAGGAGTCATAAAATGACTGATTTAAGACGCATAAGGAAGAATTATGAGAAAAAAGTTATCTCTGTTTCTTCTGCTAATGTAAAACATACTGATGTTGATAGTACAGCTTCAAATGAACTTTTTGAGCTTCCAGCAAATTGTCTAATAATTGAAGCAGGGGTACAACGTGTTGTAGCTGGTCAAGCCAATTTGACAGTTGACTTTGGTTTTGATGGTGGCAATGAGCTTGGAGATGGTCTAGCACTAAACGGTACTGGATATATTCAGGACCCTCAAGCTGGAACTATTGATGCTTTAACATTAACTGAAGGCGCTCCAAATACTTTAGCTTCTGGTACAACAACTCTTACAAAAGCTCCACGTATTCCAACTGGAACAGGTAAAACTGTTACAGCTAAATTTAGCGCAGACCCTTCTGCAGGAGAATTTGAGTTTATTTGTGTTTATATCGAGTTCGGTAAAAATAACGGCGAATACACTGATTTTGGCGCATAATTAGTCATTAGTTAATCTTTATAGGGCCGAGTCAAGTCGGCCCTATATCTGAGTTTTTAGGTATATTATGGTTACAGCTGAAGAAGTAATAAAAGATGCGAGGCATACTCTGTCAGATTTAGCCAGAGAACGTTGGACTGATGGTAGATTACTATCTTTATTAAATGATGGTTTAGTTGATATATCTAAAAATACAATATTATATGTACGTGAAAAATATGTAGAACTTATAAATAATCAAACTTTATATGATTTATCTAGTTTTGCGTATAAGATTTTACGCGTTGAATTTGAAGATAAACCGTTAAAGCAAACATCCAGAAATGAGTTAGATAGAATAAATTCTACTTGGCAAGCTGAAACCAGTGAAAAAATAACGCATTATTTAGTAGATAAATTACAAGAAGGTCGCATGCTTGTTTATCCTACTCCAGTAAATGCAGTAATCGATAATATTAATTTTGGTGGTAGCTATGGTATAATTACTGGTGTAACCTATAGTGACTTGCAGCTTAATCTAGGTGATACCCTTGGAGATTTAGGTGGAGTTAAAGAGGATGGATTTATTAAAGTATTTTATATTGAAACACCTACAACGATAACCGACATTATTTCTACTATAAACATTAGTGTTGTAGCAAAAGAACCTTTAGCACATTACATAGCTGGTAGAGCATTAAGAGATAATCACGATGCGCAAAATAGGTCTATGGGTGTAGAAGAAATTAATTTATATGTCAAGCAATTAGAAGATTATTCTTTAGAAAAAGCTAAAAACTTTTCTCAAGTTGCTTATAGTGTACCATATAGACCATTTGGAGTTTAACATGAGCAGTGAAAAAATAACTTTTCAAAGAAATTTAATATGCCTTGAAGATTTAAACCTAGGTTCTGGTTCTGTTACACAAGTTAGAGGTACCACAAGTACAATATTAACTAAAATTAATGCGAGTAATTTTCCTTATGATGATGATTTTTCTATTAAAGAAAAAATTGACTCTTTAGATAATACTTTATATGTGGATGTTAATAACTTACCTGTTTATATAGCTACACCTAGAGATGCTTCATCTTTAAATTTAGTTGATGTTATCTGGATTAAAGAAATATCAAGCACTGAATGGCATGTGTATTATTATGATACAATAATGTTCAAGTTTAATCCTGATACAGGGGATTTAATATTAGATTCAAGTTTATTTGATGCATCTGTTGCAGATTTAACTTCTGCTTACGAAGCAGCAGATGATGATGTTGCAACTGCTATGACTGCTTTGATTAATGCTGAAACAACTGCAAGAGCAGCTTCAGAAGCTCAAATTGCTTTAGACTATGTTGCAGCAGATTTAGCTTTAGTATCTAGTTTAGAGCTTGGTACAGCTTCTAGGTTAGATGCAGGCACTAGTGCTTTAAATGTTATTCAATTAGATAATTCAGCAAAATTACCTGCTGTTGATGGAAGCTTATTAACTAATTTACCTGTAGCAACTGCCCCCGCGGGCTCTGTAGTACAAAGAACAGTAGATGAGAGTACAGCTGTTACTTCATATTCCAGCTTAATTCCAAGAGCAGGTTCTGCACCTGCTATAACCGAAGGAACGCAATTATTTTCACGTAGTTTTACCCCTTCTGCTACAGGTAATAAAATATTAATAAAATTTAGAGGTAGTATACATCCTTCTGCTTTAGGTGTTGCAGGAGCAGCTTTATTATTTGTTGATGGGACTTTTGTAAGAGGTGATTACGCTCGTGCGTCAATTAATGGCACAACTTATCCATTAGCACTTACAATAGAATACGAACATACCGCAGCAAGTACTAGTCCAGTAGCTATTGAACTAAGAGTAGGACCAGCTATAACAGCAGGTAGTATACAATTTAACGATAATTCATGGGGTTCTTCCGGTAAAGGAGTAACTATGGTTATTGAAGAGGTTAAAGTTTAATGAAACTAGATAATTTTAGTGGTGGTTTAGCTACTAGAAAAGACGAAACTTTAGTTATGCCTAATGAAGCACTTCTATATAAAAATATAGATAATGCTAAAGGCAATCTCACATCCATTAAAGACTATACTTTATCCGGAACAGCAATAGATAGATGGTTTTATAAATTTAGTGATACTTGGTACAGCAGTACAAACGATAGGGAATATATTGAATATAATAATAAACTTTATTGGTCGGAAAAAGAAAACTACGCTCAAAAAGTAGTAAGTGGGACAGTTAAACCATTAGGTATAACCGCTCCTACAGTTAAATTAACAACAGTAGATGGTGGGACTGGTAGTATTTCTACTTCATCTGAAACTTTACAATATATGTATACTTTTTACGATAGTAGTGAAGGTATTGAAAGTGCACCTTCGCCTGTTTCAGATGAATTAAGTTTAAGCGCTAATAAAGAAGTCGATATTTCAGATTTTCAAACATCTTCGAATGTGTTTGTAGATAAAATACGTATATATCGTATTGGTGCAGATGCAACAGATTTTACGCTGATTGTTGAAATTGATAATGGAGATACTACATATACAGATAATATTCAAACTATAAATGCCATAGGTACAATATTATCTACTTATGATTATACCCCGCCACCTGTAGGTTTAAGATATTTTACTGAAGCATATGGCATAATATTTGCAGCTAAAAATAATTATCTATATTTTAGCGAGATTGGTCTACCTGATGCTTGGCCTGCGGCTAACACAATTTTAATATCGGGAATTATAACAGGCATAGCTGCAATACCAGATGGTTTAGCTATTTATATTAATAGTAAAGCTTATTTATTACTAGGTACGTCTTCAGCTAATTTTAGGCTAGTTTTACTTAGCGCTGAACATGGTTGTATAAATCATAATACAATTAAAGTAGTAAAGAATACCTTAATTTGGGTTTCTTCAGATGGTATTTGTTCTTTATCTGGTGGTATACAAGTTGTTACGAAAGAAAAATTAGGTAGAATTAGTTTAAATACAATATCTGCTACTGTTTATAGCGAACAGTATATGTTAACTTTAACAGATGGTTCTTTATTTATTTTTGATTTAAGGTTTAATCCATTTATATTTAAAACAATAGAGTTTAATACGGTTGAAGTTTATAATTTAGGTGTATTTGACAATGTTTTATATGGTGTTATAAATGAGCAAATAGCTACGTTGTTTACGGGTAGACAGATAGATTTTTACTATGAATCGCCTGTATTAGCCGATGGCGAGCCTTCTAATATAAAATTGTACAACAATATTTATGTTAGCGCAGAAGGTGAATTTTTATTTGACATTTATATTGATGGGGTTAAAGTTTTAAATAAAAAGCTAAATGGGGATAGAATATTTGAGTTAAAAGTACCTCAGGAATATCAAAGAGGTAGCGATATTCAATTTAAAATTCAAGGTACAGGTGTAATTAAGGAAATTGAGTATAAAATAGCGGGAAGAGAAAATGGTAGATAGTATAAATATTCCTCAAAATTTAACAAAAGTGGTTGAAATTGACTTTAATGTTAGAGATACATCAGAGCCTTTAAAGCGTTTTTTAACTGATTTGCTAATAAGGATAGAACAGTTAGAAGAAAGAGTAACTGAATTAGAGAGTTTATAATGGATATTAGAGTTTTAAAAAATGAGGATATAATACAGTTGTTAGCTTTATCAACTGAAATGTATAAAAGTATTAATAACTTAGTTAACGACTTTGGGGCTATTAATACAGTTATTCATGAAATAAATACTCAACAAGATTTTACTGCTGTTGGTTTATTTGACGTAGACAAACTTGTAGGGTTTACAAAAGGTTATTATTTTTCAAAAAAAATATTTCATTTTTCCGGGATTTATGTTATAATGAAAAATACAAAATTTACTAAAGATTTAATTGATTTTAGTTTAAATCTAGTTAAAGAAAAGGGATACTCTGCTTGGACTGCTAAAGCCTCAAATAGCAATATTTCTTCTATTTTACAAACTAAATATAATGCACAAGTTGACTATACACAACTTATTAAGGAGTTTGATTAATGGGAGATGTAATAGGGGGTATTACGGACGCTGTAGGTCTTACTAATCGTAAAGGCGAGAAAAAAGCAGCTCAAGCCGCAGCAGACGCTAATAAAGCTGCTGTAGCTATGTCTAAAGAGCAGATTGACTTTTCTAAAGAACAACTGGAGTTTCAAAAAGAACAATATGCGGATTGGGAAGCTGTATACGGTAGTTTACAGCAAAATCTTGGTGACTACTATAATAGTCTTGACGCCGATGAGCTTGTTACATTAGGACTTGAAAACCAACAAAAAGAATTTCAAGCTGTTGAAACATCTATAAGACGTGATGCTGCGCAAAGAGGTCTAAAAAATAGCGGTTTAGAGTATTATGAGGTTAATAAAGCTAAAGTAGGTAACGCCATTGCCAGAGCTTCGATAAGAACTAGTGGCGATAAAATGGTAGCAGAAGAAAAACTTAAGTTTTTAGGTGTTGGTTTAGGTCAAGGTACAGCATTGTTAGGTAATGTAGGTAGCTCAGCTAATACTGTAACAAGTGCTTATAATTCTGGTATAAACTCAAGGAATAATTTTGGTAACTCTTACATAAATCAATCTACACAATTAGGCGTGCAAAATATGAATAGTATGGGCGATTTAATAGGTGCAGGTGCATCTATAGCTTCAGCTGCTATTATGGCTTCAGATAGAGAGTTAAAAGAAAATATTAAAAAAGTTGGTTATGAAAAAGGTTTTAATATTTATGAGTTTAATTATAAGGGAGATAAACAAAAATATAAAGGTGTTTTAGCGCAAGAAGTAATTAAAGTTAAACCTGAAGCTATTGTGCATACTGATAACGCTATTTTAGTAGATTATGATGCTATAGGATTAAAAATGGAGAAAGTATAATGTCAGGACCAATTACAGCGGGTGTTAATAGAGGTATAGCATTAGGTCTTCAAGAAAGAGGACGTAGAGAAGAATTACGTTTTCAAAAAGAAAAACGCGACCAAGAGCTAAAAATAATGGGTTACGACCCTGAAACTATGAATGTTATACCTGGTTCGCCTGCAGATGTTGAAAAAGCTAAAAACGCTCAAACTTTACAAATGTATAAAGCATTAGAAGGAAAATTAGCCGCTCAAGATACAGATACCGCTATTTTAGACTTTTCTGAAACTGGTGATGCAAAATACTTACAAAATGCATTAGATAAAAATCCTGCATTAAAGAATGCTTGGGCGCAAAGAGGGGTGTTAAATGTAGGCAATCTAGATTGGCAAAATGATTCGGATTTATTAAAGAAAAATGGTTTTAATACAGCTGAGTATGATACGGAAGAAAAACAAAACTTATTACGTAAAAATGTTTACAAATTTTATGACGGTAAACAATGGAAGTTAGGCATGCTTAATAATGTTATGGTTGAAACAGGAGCCATGCAAAGATTAGGTAAACATAGAGCACAAGGAATAGTTAATAATTATAAACAGTTTAGAGAGTTTATGGCAGGTCCACGTTCTTCTCCTAATACTGCTGAAGGCCATAAATTTGAGAGTGAAATTATGCAAGCATCAGATTCAACAGGTGTACCTGCTAATTTATTGGCAGCTATGACAAATGTGGATTCTGACTTATCGCCAGCAAAAGAAAATATTGCGGGTAATGCAGAACGCATGAAAGAACTATTAACTAAGTATAATGGTGATACTAGATTAGCTTTAGCAGCATTTGCAGGGGGTGAGGCTAATGTAGATAAGCATAACGGTGTACCCCCAATGTTAGATACACAAAAATATGTATCAACTGTTTTAAATAATTTTTCTAATGGTGAAAGTTATTACGTAGATAATACTGCTATACAAGAAGGCCAGCAAATGGGGCCTCAGTCTATGGTTAATCCACCTAATATAGAAGATTTAAACAACAGGCAAAAACAATATTTAGATAATAGAATTGCTACTATTCAAAACTTTATTCGTGGTAACGCAAATGCTGCTCAAGGTACTACAAATAAAAATGAAGACACAAAAGTTGATTTAGCTAAACAAGAGGCCAAAAATCAATCTCGTGGTTTAGACATTAGAGAGAGAGAATTAATCACTAAAATACAAGAAAATTTTATCAAACTAAGAACTGATGGGTCTACAACAGTACAAAAGGATTTAGTTGCGGCAGAAAACCAAACTATAGATTTATTGAACAAGTTTGGAGGTGAAGATAATTTCTTTAATACTGATTTTTCGAATGAAAAGAATTTTAATAAAGCATGGCAAAATGTTGTTAAAATTAATAAACTTGAAGGCACAGAACTTACTCAAAAAGATAAGGAAAACATAACTGAGATTAGAGGGCTGATAAGTTTAGCAGGCCCTGCTAGTAGACTTTCATCAACACAAACAGGTATAGTTGACAAAACATTAGCAGATTTTAAAAAATATGTATCTGAATCTGTACCAAAAGCAGATAGAACAGCTGCTATGGCAAGTTTTAGAAATAGCCTAAAACATGCTTTATTTGGCTCTGCTCAAACTGAGGGTGAAATAAAAGCATTTAATGAAGCTTTTGGTACAAATAAACAAAAACTAGGGCCAGTTTTGAGACAGTTTAAAGTTGCTTTAACTCAAGTACAAGATAAATTAGACTCAGCTGCAAAATTAGGTAATCCTTACACTATGCATGTTATGGTTGGCGCAGATAGAAACAAATTAAATAATATAAGAAGTGCTTTACAACAAAGAATTGATTATATAGAAGGTAGACAACCTGTTCAACAAAAACCTTCTTTAGATTCAATATTTGAAGGAGCCGCAGACTAATGAAAACAGATTTAAACACTATTAGAGATACATTTAAAATAAGTTATGACACTTATTATGATAGTCGCCTTGAAGGAGAAGAGGTTGACGATATGTATCATAATAGACAGTATAATAGAGAGCAGTTAGCAACTTTAGCTAACCGCGGTCAACCAGCTGAAACTTTTAACGTTATTAAATTGTTTGGTAGATTATTATTAGGTTATTATTCTACAGTAGTTAATACTGTAAAAGTTAGCCCAGAAGATTATGTTGATATAGATACGGCTAATTTATTAAATGATGTAGTTTCTTATGTCATGAGAACTAATCATATGGAAACAGAAGGAGATAAAATAAAACTTGATGGACTATTAGCAGGTTTAATGTGTTGTTATATAGATGTTATAGAAACAGGTAGAAAGGATAGATTTGGTAGAACTATTAAAAAGATTGTTTTATCCCATGTGCCTTGGCAAGAAATATGTTTGGACCCTATGTCTAAACTTGAGGATTATAGCGATGCAAGATTTATTCATAGGTGGAAGTGGGTAACAGAAGAAGCATTAAGAACTATGTTCCCTAATAAGAAGGAAGTAATAGACGAATTAGAAGCTTATGAAAATCATTTAAACATTAATGAAGCTGAATTTGAAGATAATTTTGGTAAAGTATTTGATGGTGATTTTAAACGCTTTAATAATTATTGTTTAGTTCACACTATTATAACTGATGAAGTAGGTAAGTCTTGGTCTATTTTTTGGTGTGGAGAAAAAGAATTAAAGAGAAGTGAAGTAACACATAAAGAAGTTAAAAACCCTTATCGTGTACATAAATTAAATACTAGTCGTTTAGCAGAGCATTATGGCATATTTAGAGAAGTTGTTGAGAGCCAAAAGGCTGTAAATCAAGCTATACTTAAAATTCAACTCATGGCTAATACGCAAAAAATTATTGTTGAAGACAAAGTTGTTGACGATATAGAGGATTTTGCGGATAAAGTTAATCGTGTTAATGGTATTCTTCAAGTTAAGAATATTAACAAGATTAGAATAGAAAACATGACTAAGGAGATAGCTGACCAGTATGTTATTATAGAAAAAGCTTTTGCCCGTATACAAAGAGTTTTAGGTATTAATGATAGTTTCTTAGGCATGGCTTTTGCTTCAGATAGCGGTAGAAAAGTTAAACTACAGCAAAATTCTACTACGTTATCTTTGAGATATCTAACAGTAAGAATAGAACAATTTTATAGATTGATGGGTTGGGATTGTATTCATTTAATAAAGCAATATTATACAGCAGAACAAACTTTAAGAATAACTGATGATAGTACAGGTGAGCGTTGGGTTGCTTTAAACCAACCTATGACTATGTGGTCCGGAGAATTCGACGAAAATGGCCAACCTATTATGCAATTTGTTTGGGAAGAAGTTTTAAATCCTGCTACAAATAAACCTGAATTAGACGAAAAAGGTAATTATATAATTGCGCCTATTCCAACTAGGGAAAGTGAAGTAGCTTTTACAGACGTTGAAATAAGTATAGATAGTGCAGCTTATAATGATGAGGATGAGAAAAATCAGTTGATGCTTGAAACAGTATTACAAGGTAATATAGGTGGAGCTTTATCTGAGGTAAATCCAGCAGGATACTTTAAAGCAGCTAGTTTAACTGTTAAGTCTATGAAAACTAAATATAGCCCTGATATTAGTGGTATATTAGGGCAAACAGCTGAAATGATTGCAGGTGGAGCTGTTGCACCTCCTTCACCTGTAGATAGAACAACACCAGCTTCACCTAAGAGTCAAGCTTTAAAACTACCGCAAAACACTAATGAAGGAGTTGCTGGATGAAAGAAGAGCAGCCTATAAATAAATATAGTATGGACTATTTAGGTAGTAACAGTGAACATTTACCTAAAGTAGATTTACCAGAAGTTAAAGGTAGAGTTAATACACAACCAACAGAAATAGCAGAACCTGTAAACACAGACAACTTTAGTAATACTATTTATAAAGCTTTAAATGAAGGTTCTACAATAGTTGATGTAAAGAATAATCTAGCTAATAAAGGTATAGATGAAGATGAGGCTAATTTAACTATTACAAATGAGATAAAAGGTAAGATTAAACAAGCACGTGAAGTAGGATATGATGAAGAAGAAATAAGTAACTTTTTAGCTTCTAAAGGTTACGACCCTGAGACATTAGCTAATGCTATGCAAGCATCTAAAATTAATGAAAGTTATAAAAGATTAGACTTTAATATTAATCAAGTATCTGAGCAAGACAGAGCTATGGGTATTGCGGATACGTATAAAAGTGTGTACTCAAAATATTCAACTTTTGGTAAAGAAATAACTGGTGCTTTATTTAACGAAGAAATGGCTATTGAAGCCAGAAGAGAAATAAATCAACTAAATTATGGTGTAGTAGAAGAATTAAAGAAACAAGGTATAGAAGCATTTATACATCCTGAAGATGGTGAAGTGATGATGCGTGATGCTAACGGCTTAGTTACTGAAGTTGATAGCAGTATTTTAAATGATTTATTTAATTCTAAAGGTGAATTTGCTGGTGCAGTTGGCGGCGCTATTGCTGGAGCCAGGCTAGGTTCAATGGCTGGTGCTGCTGGAGGTTCGGTTGTTCCTGGTATAGGCACAGCTGCTGGAGGTCTTGGTGGAGCTATAGCAGGTGCAATTAGTGGTGGAGCTATGGGTGCAGCTGCAGGTAAAGCATTAGACTTAACTATTAATGCTAAAAAGTTAAGCGAAGATTTAACCGCCCAGCTTTATATGTCTCAAATGAAAGAAGCCGCAGCTGCAGATGCTATATTTGGTGTTATAGGTTCAGTTGCATGGAAGCTTTCTGCAAAAGGTTGGAGAGGGATTAAAAAAGGTTTTCAACACTTTACGCATGGGAATTCAAACGGGGCTTTTAAAGTTTTAAAAGAAAATCTTAACATTCCAGATGAAGAAGTTGCAGATATTATAGATAGCTGGGAAAGATTAAATAGGCGCAAAGCGCCAGGTAGTTCTTTTGAAGAAAAAGCTATAAGAGTTATTTCAGAAACACAAAAAGAAGTACCTGCAGCTTTAAAAACTGCCGCAGGTAGTAATGAGAGGATAACTAAAGTACTAAAACAAGAAGTAGATGAGCGCGCAAAAGGTTTACAGAAAGCTATAGCAAATATTACAGATGATAACATAGGTGGCGCTATTCGTAAAGATTTAACTAGGTATGAAAAAGATGTTAAAGATTTTTACGGCGCTGTTAAAGATATGGCGGTAAAAGAGATACAAGGTACAGACTTTAGATTTGACTACGATAAATTAGCTATTGAGCCAGTATTAAAGGATATAGGTTTGGAATTATCAGACCCTATTAAAAGGCAACAATTTGTGAATTATTCTACTAAAATTGCTAATGCTTCGGAAGATAGAACTTTTGGCGGGTTATTGGAATTAAGAGCTATTGTAAATAATTTTAAATACAGTAAAACTTCTTTAAAACCAAGAGATATTAATGCTTTAAATACAGTAATAAATAAAATTGATGGTCAAATAGGTAAAGCTGCCAAAACATATTTACCCAATGGAGCAGAGTGGAGTAAACAATTCGCTAAAGCCAAAGAAGAATATGCTAAAATGAAAGTAATTAAAGAGAATACTTTATATAAACTTATTACTAAAGATGGTGCGACAGAAAAAACCATACGAGCTAATTTATCTAAATATAGTACAGCTAAAGATGTAGATGGAGAAACATTTAATCTTTTAGTTGATAAACTATCGCCTAAAGTTAGAATTAAAACAGAAGGTGCAGCAGTTAAAAATTTAATTGATAAGTATACTGTAGGCCATATAACAGAAAATCAAGCTGTAATATTTCCAAAATTAGCAGAAGAATTAAGAGGTTTAAACTTAAAAACTCCACAAGCTAAGCGTATAATTAAACTAGTTGATGAATTTGCAAAAGTTTATAAAAATGACCCTGATTTAGCGGGATTAACAAGTAGATTTAACGGTAGTATTGAAAGTAGTATTGCTCAATCTTTAGGAGGTAAATTAAAGCAATATTTAGTAAAATCTATGTGGGGTAGAATGATAAAATATACTCCTACAGATTTAGGTAAAGAAATTTCTTTAATACACAATATAGATAAATTATTCAAAAATCCGCTACACTCTGCAACAGCTGAGCAAGTTCTAAAAGATATACCAGATGAAGCTATACCTGAAGTTAGGTCTTTAATGAAAGAATTAGCTATTGAGCAAGCAAAGAAAGGTCCTATTAAAGAACCAACTATGACTAGAATGTATAAACAATCTAAGTCTGGTAAACTAGTTACTACAGATGGAACTTTAGGTAAAGGTGTTTATTTAGTAGACAAAATTAAAAATCCTTTGAAAACAAATACCGTTGCAAGTAAAGAAGTGGATACGTCTAAGTTAGCTACATTAGAGGATATTGCAACTATTGTAGGTAGAGACGTAGATATTAAAGAAGTACGTAATTTACCTAACATAAATAATCAGTTAATGGAAAAAGGTTTTAACGGTATAAAATTTGATAATAGAGCTATGCTATTTCCTGAGTTATTAAAAACGGAGGCCAAATAATGACAATAGAGCCTGAAGAATATAACTTGACTATACACAAAGGAGGTAAATTTTACTTTGAATTTCAGCTTCAAGATGATGAGGGTTTACCTATTTCATTAGTTGGCAAAAGTTTAAAATGTAGAATAAAAGAATCTGTTAGGTCTTCTGAAGTTTTACTTGATTTAACAACAGCTAATGGTGGTATGATTATAACTGATGCTGTCAATGGTATAGCAGCAATATCTATACGATCAGATGAGACCAGCGTTGATGCGGATAGAGGAGTTTACGATATTATACAAATAGATAATAGCTATCCTACTATTGAATCTGAGTATATTATGTTTGGTAAAGTAACGTTTATTACAGGGATTACACCACAATGAGTATAATAGTTATTAGAAGAGGTTTGCAAGGTAATAGAGGTTTAACAGGAGAGGCTGCTCCTGCGTCTATTACTGTTGCAAACAATATTGTTAATGTAAATGCAGTTGGTGATGCTATTGATGATATTACTACTTGTGCAGATAATTTAGCGGACATACAAGCAGCCCCACAGGCTGCGATAGACGCAGCTAACAATGCTGCTATGGCTACTTTTTTCTTTGGCACAACAGGTGGTTCGGCGAATGCTTATACTCTAGACACAGGTGGAGACATAGCATTAGCTAATGGACAAGCGTTTAGATTTATTGCTAATCACTTATCTACTGGTAATGTTACTTTAACTGTAGATAGTAATAGCGCTAAACCAGTTAGATTTGAAGGTTTATTTGAGTTACCAGAATACACAATTAAAAATGGTCAAGTTACTACGGTTATTTATGACAGCGTAAGTGACACATTCCAACCATTAGAAAGTAAGCCGGTTACAGGTGATATAATATTTTATAGTAAAAGCTCTAAGCCAGGCTACGCTTCTTTAGATGGTACCACAACTATAGGTTCGGCCGCTTCTGGAGCGACTATTGCAGCTGCTTATTGTGAGGGTTTATATAGGTTAATATGGGATAATAGTGATAATGCGGAATTTGCTGTTTCATCGGGAAGAGGTGGAAGTGCTGCAGCTGATTTTGCCGCAAATAAAACTTTAACCTTAGCTAGTGTTAAAGATAAATCATTGCATGGCGTAGGTACAACATTAACTAAGTTAGGTAAAACAAGTGGAAATGCTAATCAGTCTCCAACAGGAAGTATTAGCATAAACAGTTTTAATATTGCTGTACATAATTTACCTGTACATAAACATGAAAATGTTGGTTCACTAGGAGCAGGAAACAAATGGGGTGAAGGTTCAACTATTACTGCGGGTAATTTTAGTGGTTCCAGAACAGACCAATCAGCTTATAGTAGTCCAGTAGGAAGTGGCGCGAGTATTACGCCAACAGGTTCTTTTTCAGGTAGTTCTATGAGTATACTACATCCGGTATTTGGAATGCACGTGCTAATTAAAATATAGGTAGATTATGGAAAGATTTCAATACTTTGATAATATGGTTATGATAAATAATTCATACTTTGCTAAATATAACGACTTTATTTTAGACTGTATAAGTTTAAATATAACCAGCCCGTTAACTGAAAATGATTTTATTATTTATAAACCTTTAGTTGATGGTAAAGGTGGAGTACAAAAAATTGTAAATAACAATCATTTAAAAGCAGATAATGCTAATAACATTGTTATGGATAACATTATAAATAGAGTTTATGAATTTATTAACACTCAAAAACAAAGAGAAGTATTAACTAGAGAGTTAAAAAGAAACTCCATAGAAGTAGCTAAGCCTATAAAGCAAAAATTAAGAGAAGCATACGTTAGTTCTTGGCCTTATGACGAGCAAATTGAAGCATTAAGAGATGCTTTAAATGGCGATAGTACTAAATTAAATAAAATGAATCAAGATTTTGCGGCTGTAAAAGCAAAAATTAAGAGAAGCATACGTTAGTTCTTGGCCTTATGACGAGCAAATTGAAGCATTAAGAGATGCTTTAAATGGCAATAGTACTAAATTAAATAAAATGAATCAAGATTTTGCGGCTGTAAAAGCACAAATAATAGCTAATAACGGAGGAAACTAATTATGGCAGTGGTAAATTATAAAACTATAACAAATCATCCAGACTATAAAAAAATACAGTGGTCTGGTTTAAATAGCGGTGATGAAGGAAATGTGGCTAATTTTGCTGATTTTCCTGATAAAACTGTACAAATAGAAGGTACTATTAACGATGCGGTTACTTTAGAAGGTACAAATGATTCTACTTTTAATGTCTGCACAGATAGCCGAGGTAATCAAATATCTTTAACTTCAGCCGGCTCAAGACTAGTAGCTGAAAATTTTGAGGGTATTAAGCCTGTGGTAGCTGCAGGAACTTCATCAGGTGTTAAAATAACCATAACAATGGCGAAATAATGAGTAAACGACGTAGAAGAATACTCTTAGGAGTATCAGGAGTAAAACCACTAAATAAAATTGTTAGTGGATGTGAATTAGATATAGACGCTACAGTTTATGATAGTTATACAGGTGTAGGAGAAAACGTATTAAATATTGAGCCAAATCCTGCTTCGGGGTCTGCTCAATCTGCGCATGACATGTATTTGGGGGCTTCTGCAACTACTGACGGAGATGAACCAACTTTTAATGGAATTGCAGGGGATGCGGCAGCATATTTTAGTTTTGATGGTGGAGACCAACTGTTAGCTCAATCTGCTATGAACAACTTTTTAGGTAGTCTCCATAAAACAACTGGAGGTAGTGATTTTACTTTTTTATTTACTTTGTACTATATAAGCGCAACACAAGCTCTTATAAATACTAAAAATACTAACGGTATTAATCAAGGTGTAGACCTATATAGTTTATCTAATACGAATAAACTATATATGAGTCAAGGCAACGGTTCTACTAATCCCGCGGCAGTATCAACAAATACTTTTAATGCTTCTGCTTGGAATTTTGCTGCAGTAGCGCATAAACACAGTACTAATGAAACTACATTTTGGCTTAATGATGCAACAGGTGAAACTGTTTCACACGCTTTTGGTACTACAACAACTGATGCTTCAGGCGCAGGTTTATCTTTTGGTGCTTACGCTAATGGAACTTTTAACTTAGCCAATGGTTCTAGGATGAAATCATTAGCTTGTTTTAATAAAGTTTTAACTGATGAAGAAATGGATTTGGTAAAAGCTCAATACATGGTTCGTCATAATCAATCTTATATATAGGTAATAAAATGGAAGTAGCTTTTGATAATGGTAATATGTCTGGTATCGCTGTCATAGCCGATGGCACAGATAAAAAAGAAACGGTAATAATTTTACATGGCTTTGGTGGTCAAGCATCAACTATAAAAAATCAACTACCAATGTATAATTATTATTCAGATGTTAATTATATATATTTTACTGCACCTTTAAGAAATGGCGTTAGATATTGGGAGATGGCTACAAATAACGACGCTAATGAAATTATGGCTACAATATTAGAATTAGCTCAACTATATCCAATAGATATTAACAAATTAAAACTTATAGGACACTCTAATGGAGGTTTAAAAAGTCATAAGATAATTAAATTGTTTAAAAATAGTATTAAAGGCGCGATTATTTTATGTGCAGGTAAACCTGATGATATAGCTCCAGACTATGATAAATGTATAATTAGTTTTTTTGGTGGTTCCGATACTACTATAAATATTGATGGTGGTACAACCAATAGCGGCATGACTTATAATAGTGCTGATGCTACAGGTAAAGCTTATTTAGCTGGAGGCGCCCAAATAGTTAATGAGGTGTATTGGAATTCTCCTCATAATTTAACTATTACAGACCCTGCTACTCAAACAACTAGTTTAGCGGTAGAAATGGCTTCGTATGGCATAGATATGGTAAAATATTTTGCGGATAAGTTAAAAAATATGTAGGTTTATTATGGCTAGTGCTTTTAAGTTAACTTTTTCAATGGGTAACGTTGTGACTATAATTTGCGGGGTTATTTTTGCTTTAGGGCTAGTTACAACTCTGCAAATAAACCAAACTAAAATGGAAGAAAGGCATACAGCATTATCTGTTAAAGTGAGCAAAAATGAAAAGTCTTTAGAAATTCTAACCGACCTACGTATAGCGTTAAGAGATGTTGCTCAAGCGCAAAATTACCATGGTAAAAGATTAGAAGATATAATGCAAATGATTATAAAAGAAACAAAAGAGAGTGAAAATGCCTCTATTCAGCAAAAAAAGCAAGAAAAATTTAATTGATACAGATTATAGGTTAGTTAATATAGCTTACAAAGCTATAGAAATAATAGACTTTTCTGTTATTGAAGGTTATAGGAGTGAGACTAAACAGAATAAACTTTTTAAAGAAGGTTTTACAAAAGCTCAATTTCCTCTTTCCCCTCATAATAAAAAACCTTCAAGAGCTATTGATTTATTACCTTATCCTTTCCAAGGTTGGGAAAATAAAGAGCAATTTTTTTTACTAGCAGGAGTTATAAAAGCTATTGCTCATGAACAAAACATAGGTATACGTTGGGGAGGAGAGTTTAAATCTTTCTTTGACGGTCCTCACTTTGAATTATTAATTACGGAGGTTTAAATGTACGAAATGATTAGAAATAGAATGAAGTTTGGTGATGTTATATCTTTTAGCGGTAAAGGAGATATTTCTAACTTAATTAAGTGGAAAACTAATAGTGATATATCTCATGTTGGTATAGTGTTAGATACAGAACTTATTCAAGGTAAAAAACGTATTGTGTTAGTTGAAAGTACTTCACTAGTTAATTTACCTGATTTAAGAACCAAAGAAATTTGGAAAGGCGTTCAAATACATCATTTATCGCAACGATTAGATAACTACAATGGTCAAGCATACTATCATGAGTTACAAGCAGATTTATCTGAAGATTGTATAAATAATATGAAAGATTGGTTATTTGATGTGCACGGTAGTAAAACACCATATGACTCTGCTCAAGCCTTAGGTTCAGCTATAGATATATTTGACAATTTAGGTTTAGCTAACAAACCAGATTTTAGCTCTTTATTTTGTTCTGAAATGGTAGCTAAAGTATTCAACATTGCAGGATTAACTAAGGTTAATCCAAGCGAACAAACACCAGCAGATGTTGTTAAATATAACTTTTTAAGTGAAAGAATACAAATCAAATAAATTTTAAAATTAAAGATTGTATAAACGTCCATAGAACAACGATTTAAATTTTATGTATGAAACAATATAAAATTTAAAATCGTTGTTCACGGATTAAACATATTGAATTATGTTATAAATTAAATTTCATTTTAAAGTCATATTTAATAGGTTTTTCACGGTTATTAATTATATTTCGTAATTGCTCAGTAGAACGTATAAAATAAGCTTTTCCGCCTGCGTCTATACAAAGGTTAATTTTTTCTTTCTGTAGTTCACTAGGTTGGTCATTTTTCCACTTTATTTCAAAACCATAAAATTCACCATAAATACAAGCAACTAGGTCCATATTACCAGCTTTACTAGCAGCTATGATATTAATTACATATGCATTAAACTCTTCTTCAAGAATTTTTACGCATTTAGGTTGTAAAGGATTAGCCATTATAGCTCCAATAATAATTTAGTTCTTTCAGTTTTTTCTTTTAAACCATTATCTAAAAATGAGCTAGCAATTTCTATTGCCTTTACTATAGCTAAATAGATTGCTTCTTTAGGGTTAGAATTTCTAAATCCGCTATGCGCTTCTAAAGAGATACTTTTTATAGTAATAAATTCTATATTACAACTATATGTACCATCGTCACTTGTGTATAACCGAACGAAGCCGTAATTTCTAGCTTCAAACCACAACTCTTCCATTGTTAAAGGCGGTAAAATTAACTTACTCATTATTCAACTCCTATTATAGATATAATATTATTAACTTTAGGTACAAGAAAAGGTATTTTTTCTAAAACTTCTTTCATAGTATACCCATCAAATACCAAAGTATCTTTTTTATCATACGCAATTAAATAAGTAACAAGAATGCGATTTATCATTAGCTTTTGTCCTTTCTTACAGTTACATAACGAGGTAGAAACAAACTATAATTACCTTCTTTGTTTTCTATAATTTTATTGTAATCAATTTCAATATACTTACCAATAAAATATTGAGGGTCCATATTACGTAATTCATCAGTTAAACCTGAACCAACCTTAGTTACAACTTTTTTATCTCCTATAGAACCTTTGCACTCTAAAGCACCTATTAAACCTTCAAACCTACCTTCACCTTTTGTATAATTAACACAAAATAAATCACAGGTATTGGTAGCTTTCATTTTAATCCATGTTTTATTTTTGCGATAAGTATATTTATGGTATAAAGATTTTAAAATTAAACCTTCATAACCTTTTTTAATTAAATCGTCATATATATTAGTTAATTCTTCTTTATTTTCAACTAGGTAAGTTTCAGCATGTTTTAATTGAAAATGCTTTCTAGGTATGATATTCCATATTGCTTGTAATCTAGCATGATAAGAGTTTGAACATAGTTCTTGTTCAAACTCTTCCAAAGGTAGTAAATCAAATATATGATATTGTATATTTTTGTTATTTGGTAAAGGTGCACCAGTTTTAATTGACGAGTTTATTAACCCGCTAATTTTAGTATGGTCCTCGTTTTGGCTATCTCCAAATGTTAGCTCTCCGTCTAAAACTATTCTTTTTGCACCTATATAAGGTATAGATAATAAATTAATTTCCAGTTCTGGAAAATTGAATTCATGCCCGCCTCTAGACTTAAAAATAACTTTACCTGT